TATGCTTATGATACTAAAAGAAGATAGAGCTAAACTAACATCCGGAATCATTAATAATAAAAAAGATGCTATAATATCAGATAAATTTTGGGATAGGCATTTTACAAACTTTAATAAATCTTTATTTTAGCTATAGTAGATGGTAAAAATATTAGAAATATTGCATACAAATTACTCATATCTTTCGTATAAACTAGATATTTGCAACTTAATCCTTTTTTAATGTCATATAAACAATTTCCTTCACAAAAAAAATCACTAGCTAAGAAGACTAAACAATGGAAAAAAGATTGTATAGATGGTGCTGAGGCAATGGCTATATATAGAGATGAGAATCTAAGGAAGTCATTTAAAACAAAAAAGATTAATTACAATCTTTATTCTGATATTCTTGATCAAGATGATGTTAAAAAAATTGTTGACCCATTAGGATTAGATAATACCTATACTCCTGCTAAGATGCAGAATTACCCTATAATTAATCCTAAAGTAGATTTATTATGGGGAGAGGAAACTAAACGTAGATTTGACTGGAGACTTAGAACTATTAATGATGATGCTATTTCTCAAAAAGAAGAAGATCTTAATGGGGAATTACAACAATTAATAATAGAACAAATTAAAGCTGAGTCTCACAATGAAGAAGAGTTTAATGAGAAGTTAGCAGAATTTGAAAAATATAAGAAATATAACTACCAAGATAAAAGAGAAGAAGCTGGTACATGGATATTAAAACATCTATGGGAGGAACAAGGTATTAAAATGAAACTAGATAAAGGTTTCAAAGATGCACTTATTGCAGGAGAAGAAATATATCAATGGGATATTATATCAGAACAACCAGTATTAAAGAAACACAATCCACTTAATGTTCATACAGTAAGAAGTGGAGAATCTCCATATATTGAAGATGCAGAGATTATAGTAATAGATAGTTACTATGCTCCAGGTAAAATTATAGATGAATATAATGAATATCTTACTGAATCTGAAATAGAATCAATTGAAACTAGATCATTACAAAGCACAGGTTCTGGAGATTCTTCTTATCCAGATGCAATGATGGATAGAAAAGATATGTTAGATAGCACTGTTGATACAGCTATTTTTGAAACAGGTCTTAGAGATTATGCAACACCTTTTGATTCTAATGGAAATGTTAGAGTGCTTAAAGTATATTGGAAATCTATGCGTAAAATGCAAAAGGTTAAATACTATGATGATGAAGGTGATGAGCAATATGAATTAATGCCCGAAACATATACTATAGATAAAGATAAAGGTGAAGAAGCCACTACTCTATGGATTAATGAATGGTGGGAAGGACATAAAATAGCTTGTGGTAAAACAGCATCAGATGATGGTATTTATGTTAAAATGCAAGTTAGACCGGTGCAATTTAGAAGAATGGAAAATCCTTCTATATGTTACCCAGGAATTGTAGGAACTATATATAATACTAATGATAATGTTTCCATGTCATTTTATGATAGAATGAAACCTTACCAATATATGTATAATGCCCTTATGTATAATGTGGAATTAGCTATTTCAACTAACTGGGGTAAAATATTAAAACTTGATGTATCTCAAGTTCCAGATGGATGGAATGTAGAGAAATGGATGAGCTATGCTAAATTTCTAAAAATTGCTCCAGTAGATCCATTTAAGGAAGGTCAAAAAGGAGCAGCTCTAGGAAAAATATCAGGTAACTTACAATCTAGTAATGCTAATCCTGTTATTGATATGACACAAGGTAATACAATTCAGTTGTATATATCTATGATGGAACATATTAAACAGGAAGTTGGTGAAATAGTAGGAATATCTAGAGCTAGAGAAGGTCAAATATCACCTAGTTCTACTTCAGGAAATGTACAAAGAGAAGTAGTACAATCATCTCATCAAACAGAATACTACTTTGTAGAACATGCAGATGTAAAGAAAAGAGTACTTATTACTGGATTAGAAACAGCTAAGATTGCTTGGGGATCATCTAAAACTAAGAAACTTCAATTTGTTCTTAGTGATATGGCTACTAAAATGATTACCATTAACATGGAAGATATCAGATCTATTGATTTTGATATGTATATCAGTAACTCTAGAGAAGATCAAGAACTATTAGAGAATATGAAACAACTTGCTCATGCTGGTATTCAAAATGATAAGATAAACTTTAGCCAACTTATGGATATTTATACTTCTGATTCATTATCCTCTATTAGAAGAAAAATTGAGAGAGGTGAAGAGTCTAAGTTAAAAAGAGATCAGGATTCACAACAACAAGCTGAAAGAATGCAGACAGAACAGATTCAGGCTGCAGAAAAAACTAGACAAGAGAATTATCAACATGATATAAATTTAGAAACACTTAAGGGAAGTAATGCTATTACACTAGAAGAAGTAAAAGCACAATTTAAAACTTTACATGGTGGATTAGATGTAGATAAAGATGGTATCAGAGATGATGTTGAAATTGTTAAAGTTAAACTACAAAGAGAAGCAGAAGCTGCAGAAAATGAGAAACAAAGAACATTTGAAGCATCTGAAAATGAAAAAGAAAGAGCTAATAAAAAAGAATTGGAAAGAATGAAACCAAAAAAGACAAGAAACTAAATAGGCTATAGGAGATAGTATAAAAAATGAATATACTAATTAGTTATCTTGATATTATAAATAATTAATACGTAAAATTGTAAAAGAATGGAGAAAGAAGATTTATTTGAAGGAGTTGATTTAAACTCTGGTAACGATGAAGGAATTGATGATTCCTTTTTTACACAGGATCCTGAAACTAGAGAAGCTAGTGCAGGAAAAGAAGAAAAAGAAGTAAAAGAAACTAAAGTAGCTAAAGAAGCTGCAGATAACAATAACAACGAGGAAGATTCCTCTGAAGAAAAAGATGGGATAGACCCAACGATCTTTGAAAATACTGATAATTTAGAAAGTCATACTTCAAGTGATGACTCCTCAGCAGACAACTCTTCTTCTCCGTTGCAACTTGTAACTCAAACTCTCCTTGCTGAGGGGTTAATCACTCTTGAAGAAGGTGAAGAAGTTAAAGATGCAAAAGATCTTATAGAAGGTTGGAGAAAGAAAATGCTTGAGAATGAGTATTCTGATTTAAATGAAACTCAAAAGCTTTACTTAGATGCCATTAGAAATGGTATACCTGAAGAAGATGTTAAAACAAATATAGGTAATATAGATGTATTAACTAATTTAGATCAAAGCAGAATAGATGAGGATGAAAATTTAAGAACTACTTTAATAGTTCAAAATTTTATTGCTAAAGGTTTATCTCAAGCAGAAGCAACTAAAATGGCTAAACGTAGCATTGATTTAGGTGAGGATGTAGATGATGCTAAAGAAGCTCATATATCTTTATTAGATTTTGAAAAGAAAAGAATTGCTACTGAAACTGAAAATATAAAGAAGCAAAGAGAATTAGATATAAAAAGAAGTGAGGAAGATCTTTCTAAATTAAAAGAAACTATTTTAACAAGGGAAGAATTTATTCCTAATGTTAAAGTAAACTCTACTACTAAAGAAAAGATATTTAAGAATCTTACAGATATTGCTGGGTATGATAAATCAGGTAATCCAATTAATGCAATAACTAAAAGTAGATTGGAGAATCCAAATGAGTATGCAATAATGGAAGCTTTCTTACATACATATACTAAAGGATTTAAAGATTTTTCTAAATTTGAAAATGCAGTAAAAACTTCAGCAATTGAAGATTTAGATAAAAAATTAAAGACCACGCAAACTGGTGGCGGAAGCCCTAAAGAAATAAAGAGTTCTTCATCACAAGGACTAGCAAAAGCTTTAGATAGGTTTAAATTATAATAATAAAATTACAAACTCAATAAAATAAATAAATAATGGCAAGAATAAGTGAACTACAAATGACCGATGCAACCTCTTGGAAAGGGTTGACTACCGAGAATCATTTGGGTGCTATTTGGGGTTTAAATCCACAAAAAGCAAATGATGTTGTTACAAGAATACAACAAAAGTATTTTGGTAACGACATTGACTCAATTTTAAATAAATTTCCAGTAAAAGAATTTGATGATGATAGAGATTACTATTGGGAATTAGAATCTCAATTGATTGATAACCTACCTTTAGTAGAAGTACGTGTTGATGGTACAGCAGTAACTGCAGCATCTCAAGCAGGTATTGGTTTCAGTGAATTTGAAGTTGTTTTCCCTAAAGATTGGTTCTCTCATAGAGAAATTATCGTTGGTGAGAAAAATGAACTTTATCCAATTAGATTAAAGTCTGAAGGAAGAAGTGAAGGTTTAAATACTGTGTATACTGCTGAATTAATGACTGGTAATTCAACAGATTTCATTCCTTTTGAAGAAATCTCAGGTGGACAATTATTCTCTAGAGAATTTGCTTCTGTTGAAAGAACTATGTCTGAAGGTGGTAGACAAATCAAGCACAAATCTCATATCTCTATGAGAAATGCTTTCTCTCAAATTAGAATTGAAAAAGCTACTCCTGGTAACTTGTCTGGTAAAAAGATGGGAACTTACATGTTAGGAGAAAATGGTGAAAAATTCGTAATGTGGCAACAATATGAATCATTTGTATTTGATATGGAGTTCCGTCAAGATATTAGCAGATTGTTAATGTTTGGTACTTCTAACAAAACAGCAAATGGTGACTATATGCAAAAAGGTGAAAATGGATACTCTATTGTACAAGGTTCTGGATTAAGAGAGCAATGTGAAGCATCTAACACATCTTTATATACTAACTTTGATATTGATTCTTTATCAAACAGATTGTTAGATTTATCTGAAGGTAAATTAGGAATGGATGAAAGAGCTTTCGTTGGTTCAACAGGTGAACGTGGAGCTTTTCAATTCCATAAGGCATTAGAAGATAATTCTCAATTGTTTACTCCTACAAGAGAAACTAAAAGAATCTACGATGCACAATCTGAATATGCAAACAAAGGTATGGGTTACGGTGGACAATTCGTAGAGTATATGGGTCCAAATATGGTTAAGTTTAACTTATCTATTGAATCTATGTATGATAATAGAAATCGTAATAAAGTTTATCACCCGGATGGTGGTGTAACTGAATCATACAGATATGATATTTATGATATTGGAACAACTAATGGTGCAGCTAACATTAGAAAGTGTAAGCCAAAAGGTGTTGATATTATTCATAAATATATTCCAGGTTTAAGAAATCCTTTCTCTCCTGATGGTGCTATTGCTCCAATGGGAACTGCAAAAGATGCTTGGGAAGAGCACAAAATGTATATTGGTGGCGTAATGGTTACTGATCCTACAAAAACTGCTCACTTTATCTATAATGGTAACTAATAGTAAACAATAAAAGGTAGCTCCTTCGGGAGTTACCCTTTTAAATTAATAATAACAAATTGGAGAAAAATGGAAGAAGAAACAATTGAAACAAATGAAGTAAAAGAATTTAAATTACCTAATAAGAAAATAACAGTAAGATTAGTGGATAGATCAAGAGGTATGAGGCATGAAAAAGAACATGCTATGTATAACATGCCTTCTGGAGTAACATTTGAACTTTGCCCTAAACATCTTAAAGGTACTAGAATAATTGATTGTCCCTTGACTAGGGAAGAAATAGCGTTCTTTGAAAATAAAGCTAAATCAGGAATGGCATTTGAAATAGGGGATCTATCAGTAGATCAACCTAAAGCCTCAAATTTTTGGTATAGCAAGCGATCAAAAGTCACTTTAAATAATAGACCTAAAGTATTAGATCTATCTAAACCTACTGATTATATAACTTATAAAATATTATTAAGTAATTCAGATCTTGTTGCACCTAATGCAAAAGAAGAATTTTCTAAAAAGAGTTATATATTTGTTATTACTTCTGATGAAGAGGAACAAGTTACAATTCTATCTAAAGGTGATAAGAATAAAAGAGCTTGGAGATTAGCTACTAAAATGGAAGATAGTAGAGAAAAGATGATTGACTTTTTAACTGTAATAGGTAAAAGACCTTCTGATAATTCTAAATTAGAGTTCCTTAGATCTGAAATAGATAAGCAAATTGATACTAATATTAATCAATTCTTAGAAACTTTAGAAGATGAAAGATATGAAACTAGAGTTTTATTGATGAAATCTTTAACTATTAAAAGTGTATTAAGAGATGGAAACAAATATTTCTTACCTGGTGGTGATGAATTATGTTTCAAAGGTGAAGTTAATAATTTAAGTAATACTCTTAAATATTTAGATGCTGAAGAGAATCAAGATATTAGATTAATATTAACAGCAAAATTAATAAAGAAAGATTAGTAAATGGATGCAAATGAAATGTCATATGAATTTGATGTTCTTTACGATAAAATAGCGAGTCAAAGTAGCCCAGGATATACAGATAGAGAAAAATCTGTAATCCTGAGCAAGGCTCAAGAAATTTTAGTAAAGAGGTATCAACCTTCTGAATATAAAGAACAAAGAAGAAGGGATATGGCTAATTTAACTCGTAATGTAGATATTACTACAGCTTCTACAACACAAGATACAGGAAAACCAAATGGAACTAGATATGACTTACCTACGGATTTTATGTATTTTGAAGGAGAAGAAGTTACAGTATCGAGTTCTAATGCATGTTTTACAGGGAATAGAATACTTGTTGATCCTACTACGGAAGATGAATATTCATTAAAGATTAAAAATCCTTTTGAAAAACCACAATTAACGGGATCAGATTATGATACTGTTTTAAGAATGGATTTCTGGGACAACACAAATGGAACAAAAAGAATTGAACTAATTACAGATGGTACATTTACAATTACTACATATCATGTAGCATATTTTAAACAACCAGTTAATATAGTTCCTTTTACAGGTGATGGTACAACAACTGCTCAAGTGGATTGTGAACTTAACCCAACAATACATAGAGAACTAATAGAAGTAGCAATAAGGATTGCTGCTGGAATAACTCAACCTCAAGAGTACCAAATAAAACTAAATGAGGAGCAAATTAATAACTAGAAATTAAAAAAATATAAAAATGGGCGTACAAGGACAAAAATTTCCTAAAAATAATGTAGTAGATAATATTAAAACTCCTGGTGATAGAAAACCTGTTTTAGGAGTACATATTAACGAATTAGTAGATGAATTAACAGATGGTACTTCAGAAGATTTTAAGGTAGCATCATTAGCTACAGATGCTATAACTGAAACTACCGCAGGTAATGGTGTAGTTGTGGATGGCGTGACTATAAAAGATGGTACGGTAACAACTACTGGAGTTAATTCTGCTGTAGGTGGAACAACTATCTCCACTAATGTAGTTGAATATACTACTGAAGTAACATTGTCTACTACAGAAATTGTAGGAACAAGTGCAGGTAGTTTAGGTCATGCAGATGGTGCAATATTAGTTGCGGCAGCTGGAGCAGGAACAGCGTTACAATTTGTAAATGCAGTATTAGTTTATGACTATGATACAGCAGCTT